ATTCATTAACTTTTGTAGGACAACCTTTTACTTTTGGTGTTAATTTAGTTAATGAAGGAGTAGGTTTAGTTGGTCCTAATGCTATGGTTAATACACCTAAGGGTGTATTTTGGATGGATAAAAAAGGCTTTTATACATATACAGGTCAGGTTCAAAGTTTACCTTGTTCTGTTTTAGAATATGTTTTTAATGATATAAATGATTCACAAAGTTTTCAAATATTTGCTTTTTCTAATAAAGCTTTTAATGAAGTAGGTTGGTTTTATTGTTCATCAGAAGCAATTAATATAGACAGATACATAGTTTATAATTATGACGAAAATGTGTGGTCTATAGGACAACTATCTAGAAACGCTTGGTTAGACGAAGGTGTTTTCGATAAACCTATAGCTACATATGAAACATCTTCTAACACAAACTGTATTTTTAATCATGAAGTAGGTAACGATGATGATGGTTCTGCTATGCAAAATGTTTTTATTGAATCTAGTGATTTTGATTTAAACGAAGGAGAAGAGTTTCAACATATAAGTAGACTTATACCTGATGTAAAGTTTACAGGCACAGATGCAACTGGTAGTTCAGGACAAAAAATAGATTTTGTTTTAAAAAGAAGAAACTTTCCTGGAGAAGACCTTACAACAGTTTCTACCTCATCTTGTTTTTCAAATACTACAAAAATAGATACACGTTTACGTGGTAGACAAGCTGTATTAAGGGTGCAATCTAATGATGATGATACAACCGATACAGGA